AACCGCGAAACTGACAAAGGTGTTACATTCCGTATGCCTGCTCCGTTGGCTAACCGTTTTGTTCACTTGGAGATGACAGTTGAATGGGACGACTACTTTGAGTGGGCCGCTGAGAACAAGGTTCACAAGGACGTGGTTGGCTTCTTGTCTTTCTCAAAGAAAGATCTGTACGACTTTGATCCAAAGTCTAGCTCACGTGCATTTGCTACTCCACGTAGCTGGTCGTTCGTTAGCGAATTGTTGCACGACGATGACTGCGATTCAGATACTTTGACAGACTTGGTATCAGGTTCAGTTGGGGAAGGCCTTGCTCTTAAGTTTATGGCACATCGTAAACACGCAAGCAAAATGCCTAACCCAAGCGATATCTTGGCAGGTAAAGTTAAAAAGATGGACTCTAAAGAAATTAGTGCCATGTACTCTTTGACTGTATCCTTGTGCTACGAATTGAAAGAGTCTTGTGATAAGAAAACCAAAAACTGGAATGAGCAAACTAACAATTTCTTCGAATTTATGATGAATAACTTTGAAACAGAATTGGTTATCATGGGAACTAAATTGGCACTGAGTACTTACAAACTGCCACTGGATCCAGACGAAATTGCTTGTTTTGATGAGTTCCATAAGAAATTTGGTAAGTACATTGCACAGGCCACTGACAAGAGCAAGTAATCGACATGTATCTATTGACACCGCCTTCGGGCGGTGTTATAATATATACATACAGCAAACATTAGGAGCATAGATGTCACATACAGATCCAATTATAGACAAAATTATTGTAGCCCGTGTGGGCCTACTATTGCGCCATCCATTCTTTGGTAACATGGCTACACGCTTAAAAATTGAAGAAGCAAGCGATTGGCTTCCCACTGCCGCAACAGACGGACGCACGATTTATTTTAATCGTGAATTTTTTACACCTTTGACTACTAAACAAATCGAATTTGTTATTGCACATGAAATTTTGCATAATGTATTCGACCACATGACTCGGGTAGAAGGTCGTAATAAGCGCATTTGGAACATTGCCGCTGACTATTGTGTTAACGGACAATTGGTACGTGATCGTATCGGTGAACAACCTCCGGCAATTAAAATCTTTCACGATGCCAAATATTATGGCAAGGGTGCAGAAGAAGTATATGACGAAATTTACAACAAGCACGACGAAGAAGAATTGGACGCACTTGGTCAGTTATTGGATGAACACGTTGACTGGGGTGACTCAGGCAAAAGCGGACAACCACAATACAGCAAAGATGAACTAAAGAAAATTCGTGACGAGATTCGTGAAGCTACTTTGCAAGCCGCTCAGGCAGCGGGTGCGGGAAATACACCTGCAAGTATTCAACGAATGATTAAAGAACTTACTGAGCCAAAGATGAACTGGCGTGAAATTATTCGTCAGCAGATTCAGAGTACTATACGTGACGACTTTAGTTTTATGCGTCCTAACCGCAAGGGCTGGCACATGGGTGCTATTCTTCCAGGAACTAACTTCAAAGAAACAATTGATATTTGTGTAGCAATTGACATGTCAGGCTCAATCGGAGACGATCAAGCAAAAGATTTCTTAACAGAAATTAAAGGCATTATGCAAGAGTATCAGGACTTTAACATTAAAGTGTGGTGCTTTGACACTAAAGTGTATAACGAAGCAGACTACGACGGTTACAGCATGGACGAGTTTGACGACTACGAAGTTATGGGCGGTGGCGGAACTGAGTTTGATGTCAACTGGGAATACATGAAAACTAATGACATTCAACCTAAAAAGTTTATCATGTTTACAGACGGTTATCCTTACGGTTCATGGGGTGATGAAAACTACTGCGATACAGTATTCATTATTCACGGCAATACAACTATTGTTCCTCCGTTTGGCGAGTTTGCATACTACGAAGAAGTAACAGAACACGCATAATATGAGTTTAAAAAACGGCAAGCCTAATCCTTTAAATTATTTCGAATTACGGAGGGTTAATGTTGCCTGCCCTCATTTTAAATACACTACTATAGAAAGATATAATCCAATTTTACTCAAGAATATAGACGGTTGGATCTTTAATAATTTAAATAGTAGGTACTATATTGGACAAAGCATTGGGTTAGACCAATCTAATACAATTGTACATAACACACGAATAGGTTTTGAAAGCGAGAAAGAATTAAGTTTCTTCAGGATTGCCTGTCCGCTTTTAGAAACGAGATAATTAACTATGTACTTAACCGAAGGAGATACTATGACTGAATCTGTACAAGAAAATCAAGAGCTGCCACAAACCGAAGCTCCAGCAGAAAATCCAAACGATTTAACTATCAACGACTTAAATGCGATGAAAGTTATCATTGACATTGCCAGTTCACGCGGTGCATTTAAACCAAATGAAATGACAGCGGTTGGACAAACTTATACAAAATTAACAGCTTTTTTAGATCAAGTGGCTAAACAAGCTGAAGGACAAAAATAAAATGGCTGAACTTAAACACGTTGGTAGAGTAAAATCTACCAATAAAAAATGCGTTGTTGCATATCGAACATTACCCGGTGATGCATACAATTGCTTAATTGTACCAACTGAAAATCTACCAGACAGTTATCACGATGCTATTATTAATCTAGTAGAAAGTACAACTGGTCAAGATGCGCACGAATTTGCAGATGCGTTGGCAAGAGGTAATTTTCCAGATGGTAGCATTATGTTATCAGCATTGCATACGCAGGGTAAGTTAGTTAAGATTTCAACAGATCAAGTTGAAATGCAACCAACAACATCTGTGTCAATTCTTTTATCAGAACTTAATCAAGTTATTGCAGAACAACGTGGTGTAGCAATCGATGACCTGTCTGTTAAATCAAATATGCCTGATGCTAAACAAGCAGAAACTCCTAATGCTAAAAAAGCTGAAAGCGATGTTACACGAACAACATCAACATCAGTTAATGAAGCTGAAGTAGTTAATGCAAATTTAACTCCGGAAGAGCAGGCTAAAGAGTATCGTAGTAAAGCAGATCGCTTGGCTAAAGATGCCGCAAATTTCCGAAGACTTGCTGAAGATTTAGTGCCGACTAAAAAACAAAAATGATGTCAAAGGGAAAAATCTTTCCCAAAGAAATCATTGAACATTGGCCTGAAGTATTTGGAGAAGTAAAACTCAACGTGTTACCTCTTGGGTATTTGCATTCAGTTTTGGTTAATTTTAAAGATGGTAAAACTTGGGAAATCAAAGTAACTACACTTACACGTAATGAAGGATGGTCTAGTTTTGAATCGAATCTTCGTGAGCTTGTAAAAACTTACGAAGATTCAATTGATAATATAGATTTTAAACTTGACACTGAACGTGTTAAAAAAGACATTGTAAAATCAACCCAAAAATTTTTAAAGAAAAAGAAATTATAAATAATGAATGTTCAGTTACTATCCTATTCACAACCAACAGCAGAATTTAGAGATTTGGGGCTCGCAGATGCGCAGGAACTCATTGCGTATTGCGCCCGTGTTAGCAATCCTTCCAATCAGCTCAACACAGACACATCAGAAAAACTCATCAAGTACTTGGTCAAACACCAACACTGGAGCCCACTTGAAATGGTCTCTGCCTGCATTGAAATTACCACAACTAGAGATATCGCCCGACAAATCTTGCGACACAGAAGTTTTAGTTTCCAAGAGTTCTCTCAACGCTATGCTGATCCAACGAAAGATCTCAATTTTGTTACAAGAGAAGCTAGACTTCAAGACGAAAAAAATAGACAGAACAGCGTCCCAGTCGATGATCAACTGTTACAAAATGAATGGTACCGTGCTCAACAGCGAGTCATCTACGCTGCCAAACGAGAGTATGAGTGGGCTATTGCTAACGGCATAGCCAAAGAACAAGCTCGTGCTGTGTTACCAGAAGGGCTTATTGAAAGTCGCTTGTATATGAACGGTACACTGCGAAGCTGGATTCATTTTATTGAATTGCGTAGTGCTAACGGCACACAGAAAGAACATCAAGAAGTTGCTATTGCCTGCGCTAAAGTAATAGCTACTATTTTTCCTCTAGCGGCCAGTCTCCTTTAAATGTTTCAGGCGGAAACATTTTAATGTGTCCATTAAATTCGGATTCTAGCCAAGCGTAATCGTTTATCTTGGCTAGAATATCAGGATCTTCTCTATAAGTCTTTCCAAACCATTCTCCAGCACTTGCGCCGCCTTTCGCATATTCACCAAAGGTTCTATTTCCGCCGAGGTGTGTCCATACTTTTAATCTATATGCTGTTTCGTTGTCTACTTGCCCTGTAATAGTTCTACTAGCTAACTTAGCACATTCTCTAAATGCACTACGCCAAGTACTTAATGGATCTGTGTTAAATGATGTAGTATTGCTTATACTATCCATTACTTTGAACCTACTAGATATACTAGTTGTCATATCAGGATTAGTTATATCCATTTTTAATGTAAGTGTTGTCGGCAACAGTTTTACGCCGCCGTATCCGTATTCTAAATCATTAATTGGATTAGTACTACGCCATACATGTACAATGTCTTCTTCGCTAGGATCTAATTTTATATCAAATTTAAAACTAGGCAATAATTTGGCGTCAGCGTCGACAACATAAAACATCGGAGTAGTTACTTGTTTGGCTGCTTCAATATGAGCTAAATGAATTCCTTCTATGTCTTGTATTCTAAAAATTCTATTGTTTTGCGGAAGAGTATGTGACAATAATTTTAAAAAATTGCTGTTTGCACTCTTTTCTTTATACGAAATAAACACAATGTCGTACATTAACGTCTCCGGATAATTCTTGGCGAATTGTTATAAACAGTTTTGAAAAACTTGCTGCCGGCTGAATCTAACTCTGCCATTTCTAAACCGCACTCGTGTTTCAAGGTTTCTCCTAGACCCATAATTTCATAAGGTAACATTTCAGTTTTTATTTTACTGTATTTTGTTTCCCATTCGTTAGTTAACCATTCAAAATCACGTACATTGCTATAGTCCCAATCAGTGCAATTGGTTAAGTACGCACCCTCACGGGCACCATACATGCTCCATTCTCCGTTTTCAACATCGGTTCCCACGTTGCACCATATTAACAGTCTATCATAGTTTTGCCACCATATTGATTTCAAATCTTTAGTTTTAGCACCTTGATCCAAAGACATTTTAACGCCTTCACGGAATCCGGCTCGCCATGCTTGGAAAGAAGTGGCATTAGTGTAGCTCTCACTATAGCTGTCATTAAATTGATAATACTTGTCATCAAAACAAAACTCTACTAGACCCTTTGTATCATTAGGATCTGAATTTTCATGCGTCTTCATGTTGTTTACAAACTTGCGAGTCCACATTTTTAAACCGCCGTTACCATACATAAGCCCGTTAACGTGTACCTTGCCGCACCAACTAAACACATGATCCGGAGTTAATCCTAGTTTGTCTATGTCTATTTCAACTTCTAAGAATTTAGGATTAACAATATTATCAGCATCTACTGTAATAAAATATTCAGTGTCACTTAATGCCGCACAGGCTTTATGTGCCGCGTCACTACCTTTGACGCCGTGTACACGCTTTGCCCAGGGTACTTTGTTACACAAGTCTGCATAATTTTTTTCTGCATTAGGCTCATCGTAACTTAAGAATACGATATCCTGTTCTATAATCTTAATAGTATTACTCATTTACTTCTTTCCATTCTTGAATACCGTATGAAAAACCCGGATTTTTTATAAAAATATTAATTTTTTTAATGTCTAATTCGTATTCTGATACAAACAGTTTGACAATTTTGTCTTGGATTAAATGATCTATATTAATTGTTATATGTTGTATTAGCATGTTGGGTTCGTTTGCTAGTGTGATATAAAATTCTACATCTTTATAGCGTATGTTTGAAGTTTCATCGTATATACGTTGTCTAAACTCATCTGTAATAATAAAGATCCATGATTTTTTAAAAGAATCCCAATGTATTATTAATTCTGGAGTAACTTCAGAATTATTTGTAATCTTTACAAATAAATTATTTTTAAAAAGTATATTTTGATGTTCTTTTTGAACTAACTCAAATTCGTAATCTACATTTTTTGTTCTACAAACTACCCAATCATTAAATTTTTCAATTCCGCTAACAAATCGATGATATTCTTCTTTAGTTACTTCTAACTTATATTCGTATTCATTTCGTAGTTCGTTAGAAAATGCAAGTAAATTACCCGTGTCAATATCAAAATACGCATATAACTTAATATTTGCCATCGGCTAATTCCTCCAATTCTATTAACAAATTGTCTGTTATAAAATTCTTTTCTACGTAATGAAATAATTTATCTTGAGAAATATTTCCAACTACTAATTTTCCAGTAGATGTTAGATAATGAGAAACAATGTCTTGCCAACTTTCAGGATTAATTGACCATCCTTGAATAGGAGATTTCATATGAGTAAATTGTAGTGGAGAATTAACATCTACCAATTCCTGCATACCTGATAGTTCTATTGCAACTGCACAGGCTAAATCCATACTTAACCAGTTTTGATATTCTTTAGGCGCAAACTTTCCGTAACAAAATTCCCAGTTGTTTACAACATATGCTAATACTTTATAAAAGTCGCCTGCTTCATCAGATTTTTTAAAGTAGTGTAATGCGTGATAAACATTAGATAAATTATTTGCTACAAAAGATTTTCTGTGTATGGTATCAATAACATTTTCTAATTTGTAATTGGTAATTTTAGAACAAAATCGAATATTAAAATTAGTACAATATTCCCACCAAGTACTGATATCTTCTAACAACAACATGTCTGCATCTAAAACAATGGTTTCGTAATAGGGACTAGCGTGATATAGTTTCCAACGATTTTCAATTTTCCATTGTGTTTTAGTAGCATCGTCATTCCATGGTATTGGAATAATTTTATCAAATACTGCTTTATATTTTTTTGGAACTCGATTATTTGTAACTAATGATATATTAGTAACTTCCAACTGTGTCGATTTAATACTCAAGGCAAGTGCGTATGCTTGTTTGATATAATCAACACTCTTATTATTTTGAGCAAGAACTACGAATCCCTTAGACACCCAAACCTCCGTCAATGAACCGTGAAAGGCTTAATTTATTCATAATATGAACATCAGTGTTGTTTAAGGAAACAGCAGTATACTCCCCTAAATAATTTTCTTTTTCGATTAAGAATTTCATCTTAATGTCATCTAGAGAAATTAATAAATCTCTATCGGAAATGTAAAACATTTTACCAGGTAATTCTTGGGCAAACATACCAGACGTCTTTGCGTTCATTAAATGAATAGCAATACTAAATGCAAAATCATTTCTAAATGTAGGAACTTCTATACTATATAATGTCCTAAAATATTGCCAATTGTTTTTAATATATTCAACTACAGTAAAAAAGTATTTTACTTCTAATGTTTTTTCAAAGATAAAAGTTGTGGCCCAATAAAAAGGTATAGAATATTGATTTATTCTAGTAAATTCAGTTGTGCCGCGCCACGACGACAGACTAAAACAATCTTTATATATTTGAAAAGTGTGCTCTGAATTTAAAGGGTTAGCTAATGCCGTTGAATTAATAATATAATCACTGTCAATAACTAGTGTCCTGTCGTAAGGAGTTAAGTCGTATACTGAATTACGGGCTAAGTTTTTCCATTCTAAAAATTTTGAAGATAAAGTTCCGTCATTAAATCTTTTTTGATTATAAGTAGACACATTTTCTATTTTAATAATTTGATCAAAAATCTTAGATTCTTTTGGATATGATTTCAACATCCATTCCGACGAATCAGTTATAATGCTAACTGGTATATTTAAAAAAGTTTTTATCCGTGTGGCGGCAAAAATTGCCAACTTGACATAATCTATAGATGAGTTGTTTTGAGCAAAAATAACAGCACCAACTGTTTTCATAGATCGATTAAATCACTTATTTTTCTTTTAGATTTAATAGCCGAGAATTTAAATGAGTAATTGTTTATTACTTCAAAATATTGTGCGGTAATACTGTCAAAAAATTCTTGCACATCAGCTACTACAACTGGATTATTATTGTCATCTATAAAAACTGCATCAACTGTACGTTGCAAGTCAATCATTAGTTTTGTAAAATTAATTAATGATGGGCTGATTTTAAATGTTGATCCGTTAATATAATATATTAATTTTTGATCAACTTCTTCAGCCAGCAATCGCCGTTGATTTGAAAGTGTTGCCATGTAGTTGACAACTTCAAATGCTTTTTGAATTTTTTCGTCCATAGATAACTCCGAGATAGTGTAATAATACACTATTATAATTATCTAGTCAAGGCGTTTGGATTAGTTATTGTGAAATATGACTGGTTTAAGATTGTATAGGGTCAACGTGAGTCCAGACAGCTTGCTCTTCTGGTGTTGCTGCCATGTATTGTTGAAAATCTTCTGCCACACGCTGGGTGAATGTTGGATCTGCTTTTATAGCAATGTTTCTTGCAATCACTGCATCAAGTTGCTGTTGTGTAAATTTTAAATTTTGATAAGTTTCAATTAACTCGTCACTTGGCGTTTCGTCAATTCCTGCCACAAATGTGTCTATAATTTGTTGTCTTGTTAACATGTTATTCCTTATGGTTGATCTGAAAAGGTATCCCAGCCGGTGCCGTATTGGAACTGGGTTTTTGGGCCAGTAAACGTCTCAGGAGACGAACCAAATGCATCAAGAAATTGTTGAGAGCTTGTACCTCCAGGAAGTCCATTGGTTACTATGTAATTAGTCCAAAAAACTACACCGCCATACTCTGGAGCACGATATGTTTGGTATCGAGGTACCCCCGGATCGTGAGTTACATAAAAAGTAGCGTTTCCGTTATAGAAGCCAACGACAGCTTGGGCAATAGGGTAGTAGTCGGCGTTGAAAGTACTTTGTTGTCTAAACCCGTTAAGCACTGTGAATGGTGTGTATGTAGTATTAGCAGGGATAGAAATAGAATTACTATAGGAAGTATAACCCGGTGCCGATACCGTTACATATACGGTGCCAGCATCGTGGGGGCCGTTAAATCCAACAAGAGCACGAGTTATGCCGCCGCTGAATGTTCCAGAAGGACTTGAACCAAATCCCGACTGTAAACTAAGACTAGTGCTTATAGAATAAGATTGTTGGAAGCCACCCGGTGCGGCGGCAACATCTATATAGTAGGCTTTGGTGTTTGCGTTTCGACCGGGAAGCACGAAATTATAAAAAGGTCCTGTGGCTAGGGCGGCCAATGTTGGTTGAGGTTGTGGAGGATCTACTGGTGGAACGTACGGAGTTGTACTAGTATCGCCTATTGTTATTTGCCCACTAAATGCCACTTGTTGTCCTTCAATACTGCCAGTTCTAACCGACAATGAAAAACTTTCAGGGCCTTCCGTTGTAGAATCTGCTCTAGGAGTTACTGTAAATTGTCCTGCATTAGAATTAATCGTAATCGTTCCGTTGATTGTAGCAAAATCACCCGAATTAGTATCAATTGTCCAATATAGAATAGTTCCGTTAGGCACATTTGAAGTTGTAACGTAAAATATTAAACTGCTACCTTCGTTAACAGTAGACACTGCTGGTGCTACATCATAACTCGGTAATACAGGAGTAGTACTAGTGTCAACAACAGTGACCACATTGCTGGTTGCCAGCAACGGTCCATTCACACTGCCAGAATGTAATTCTATAATAATAGTTTCATTACCTTCAGTTGTAGAATCAGAAGTTGCAGTCCGGCCAATAGTTGCAGTGCCGCCAATTATAGAAACAGATCCGTCGTTGACACTATTGGGGAAATCGTTGGCTGAAGTAGTACCCACGTTAATCCAATACAATATAGTCCCGGTTATAACTCCGGTGGTGGAGATAGTAAAAACAACTGGAAGGCCTTCGTCTTGAGAAGGAGTATTTGACGTTATTGAATAGCTAACAGGAGATTGTGATGAGTCAGTAATTGTTACAGTATCTGCTGTTGCTACTGGAATACTATTAACACCGTATTCAATTACCGATGTGCCGACATTAGTTGCAGGAAAAAATCTTTGCGATCCGTAAACTATACGCAATGCTCCGGCTGCACCGGGTCCTCCCAATCCTGCCATGGCACCTCCTCCGCTGTCACGACCTACTCCATGACCGCCGCCGCCACCACCGTATGTTCCGCCTCCTCCTCCATCGGCAGTGCTAGTCGATCCGCCGGCTGATAACACCGAATAATCCTTAGATCCAAATAAACCAGTTCCGCCGCCGCCGGCGCCGGCCAGTGCTGGAGTGTCAGGAACTGGAGCTCCTGCCCAACCTGCTAGGCCGCCTTGCGCACCAACGGTAGTAGTGCTGCCTGCGCCGCCTAATACAGGTACAGCGCCTGTGCCACTGTAAGTTAGGCCAGTGCCGCCTACATTCTGATAACTGCCGGCTCCGCCACCACCTGCGCCGCCGGCTGCGCTTTGACTTCCGCCCTGGCCACCATTATAC